AGAAAATATTAGTTTTATGTAAATGGACGACTATTCGATAACTAGTTTACAAGAATCTCGTAATGAGTGGTGTTCAAGACTAATAAATACATTAACACCATTAGTTATAGAGGGATTTAAGTCTATATTTGACGAAGCATGGACTTTATGTGAAGAAAATGATGAATTAGAAAAGTATTTAATGACTTTTCAAAATTTTTTAGCTAGGATACCAAAGTGGAATCCAAGTATAGTTGATACAGAGACAAAAAGAATTGTAGAAAAAAGTAATTGTGGATATTTAACAGATTTAATAAGTTGTGTCCATATTATTCAATTAAAAAGTTTAACTTGTATGCGTGTAGGGAATAAACAAAAGAAAATAGATATAAATATACCTTCGTTAAATGATTTTATTCATAAGGCATATATAAATACAGCAAGAAAGTTATATAAGAATATATATTTGTATGAGAAGAACATAACGCCTTTACAAATACAAAAGCATAATAGAGAGGTAGAATTAATAGTAAGGGAAGAAATATTAAATTCGATAAGAGATAATATTCCAGTTGAAGATATATTAAAAGTATATTTAGATGAATCAATAGAGGAGGATATACAAGTAGAGGAGAAAGAAGAAATTATTTCCACAGAACCAATAGAAGAGGATTCAATAGAAGAAGAAAAGAAGGAGGAAAATAAAGATGAAAATAAAGATGAAAATAAAGATGAAAAACCACATGAAGAAAAACTAGAAATAGAACCGTTAGAAGAGTCAAAGGAAAAAATAAAATTCAATGATATTGATCAAGCGATAAGTGTAGATAAAATAATAGAAGAGATAGAGGCACCGAAGACAGAAGAGAGATTAGAGCAAATAAGCAATGAAAGAAATGAGGCAAGAAAATTAGAGGAGATGGAAGACGATGATGAAGAAGATAAAATAACAATAGGAGAGAAAATAAACTTGGGGGATTTAGATGTACATGATTTAGATAAACCAAAAGAATTAAATAAAGCTCCATTAGGTTTAGAAGAAATAGAAATATTGACATAATTTCGTTAGATTTATATTAACTTTATTTTAAGTTAATACAAATGAAAGAAAGTTTTATTTATTCTTTAGCGATTTCGGTTGTTTTCTTTTTATTTAAATTTTTGGAGATGAAATTTTTACCTGAAGATGAGAAGAAGCCATTAAAGGTAATAATAAAAGAGACTTTATTAGTTTATTTTGCAGCAGTAACAGGTATAATGTTATATAGTCAATTTGATATAAAAGATATTAAAGGAGGAAATAAGGCAACAATGGCTTTTGTAGACAATCCATCATTTTAAATATTTTTAAATAGATATAATAAAAATATTTAATTATGTTCAGTAGAGAGATTAGGTATTAAATCCAGATTAATAATTTTAGTTTTTTTATTAATAGTTTTTTTACTAACAATAAATTTTTTAAATATTTCATTTGACATTTGTTGTTCGGGAATGGCGTTATGAATAGAACGAGCAATCATTTTATAAAGTTTAAATTCAGGATATCTTTCATCACCATCATTTTTATATAAAATATTTCTTCCTTTATCATCCAAAAGCCATGAGTAAATGAGAGCAGCAATTTTATTTTTTTTAATGATTTGTTTAGTTTCTAATACATCTTCAACAAAAAAATCGAATATACAACAAACCAATCGACACAAATCAAAGCTAGGGTTAGGTTCTAATCTAGGTTTTTTAGAATCAAAATAAGGTTCACAATTATATTGGGAAGCGGCATCGCCTTTTGGATGGAAGCTATCACTACACATATTTTTTCCATTATATTTATAAATAGCACGACCGTAATCTATAATTTTATAGATTTTACCGTAGGTAGGGACTTTATAATGAGTGCCATTAAAACAATAATGTAAAAATTGTTTATCAGTTGGAATAAACATAATATTATTAGTATGTAAATCGTTATGAGTAAATGAAAAAGTTTTTTGATAAACAGAGAGCATAATGATCACTTGAAATAAACAAGAAATCCATTCATTATTATCGATTAGGTTATTTTCCATTAAAAAATCAAGGGTATTTTCACATTTTTCCAAACAAATTACTTGTATAGGGAATTCTTTTATTTTACAATAAACATCTTCTTCCTCTTCTTCTGAACAATCTGTAGAAGCATTTTCTTCTGAAATTTCGTCATCATCATCTCCAGATTCTAGATCTTCGTTGATAGATGTATTTGAGCTTTTAGAACTACATGATGAGTCATCGGAATCATTTTTTTCAGGTAAAATAGTGTTATAAATACAAACATCACTTAAATCGATAATAATAGGTTTATCAGTGTCATTAGTAAATAATTCAAAATCTATTTCATTTAAATCATCTGTATTTAAAGGTTGTAATTTTTCATTAATAATAATTTTTTTTTTATTATTTCTAGAGTCAATATTAAATATATTTTCATATTCTTTATTATCAATAAAAAATAATTTATTAGTATTTTCATGAAAATAACTACTTTCATTTAAGTAAGAAAAATCATCAACAATATTATATAAAAAATTATTTTGAGTAGCTAAAAAAGAGCCATAATAATCGATACCGTGAATAAAATTAAAATGATGTAACAATTGACTAGATAAATAAGTAAAAAATCCATCTACATATGAATTATTATTTTTATCAATTAATTTAGGAATACATTGTTTATGATTATATAAAGTAGGTAATGTAGTAATTGAATTAAAAGAGGAGTCATATTTACCAGTTAAAAGTTTAAGAGGGTCTAATAAAGGAGAGAATTTACAAAAAACAGATGTATTTTTAATATTATTTGAAATGTCAATAATTTTAGCATCAATAATATTTCGTGATTGAGAAGATATTAAGGAGTGTAAATGAAATTTATGATTTAAATTAATATTATTAAAATTAGATTCATTTAAAGAGAAAAAGTTTTCATAAAGAGGAATATAATTTTGTAAAGATTTAAGATCTAGGTTGGAATTTTCTAATTCCCTAAATAAATGTTCATTTTTATTTTTTTTGTAATACAAAGAAAAAGACATCTTTATATCAATAATCTAAATTTTAAAAACCATTTAAACTAATTTTTCGTAAATCATTTAAATTTATTTTCTTGAAAAATAATAGTTATGACTTTAGATTTAAAGAAGTTTGATATGAAAAATATAAGTTTTCGGCCAGATGAAAATAAAGGTCCAGTAATAGTATTAATAGGAAGAAGAGATACGGGAAAGAGTTATTTAGTAAGAGATTTATTATATTATCATCAAGATATACCGATAGGAACAGTAATATCGGGAACTGAAGCGGGAAATGGTTTTTTTAGTGCACATGTGCCAAAATTATTTATTCATGATGAATATAATTCGGCAATTATAGAAAATATATTAAAGCGGCAGAAAACAGTATTAAAACAGATAAAACGAGAAATGGAAGCATATAAGCGGACAAATATAGATGCGAGAGCGTTTGTAATATTAGATGATTGTTTATATGATAATAAATGGACAAAAGATAAATTGATGAGGTTATTATTTATGAATGGGAGACATTGGAAAATAATGTTAGTGATAACAATGCAATATCCATTAGGTATACCGCCTAATTTAAGAACAAATATAGATTATGTGTTTATTTTACGAGAACCATATATAGCAAATAGAAAGCGAATATGGGAGAATTATGCGGGAATGTTTCCTACATTTGAATCATTTTGTCAGGTAATGGATCAATGTACAGAGAATTTTGAATGTTTGGTAATAAATAACAATGCGAAATCAAATAAATTAAATGACCAAATTTTTTGGTATAAAGCTCAGAATCATAGTAATTTCAAATTGGGTTCAAAAGAATTTTGGGATTTATCGAAAGACATTAATAGTGATGAAGAAGATGAATTATATGATCCTAATAGCGTTCAGAAAAAAGGAGCAGGTCCAAAAATAAGTGTTAGAAAAAATAAGTGGTAAATTCTTTAAGTTATTCTAATATATATATTTTAAAACAACTTAAAAAAGATGATAAATATCAAGTTTTTGTAATAAATCTTTTTCAATTTCGGATATTTTAATAGGTAAGTCATTTTTATATAAATTATATTCTAAATTACTATGATATGGTTTATCATCATTTTTTAAATAAATGAGATTATGACTTATTGTTTCATAATAAGTATCTTCTCCATAATATATTTTTAAAATACATTCAATAATATCTTTATTACAAGGGTTATTAATACTCGTTTTATCACTATAACGACTTAAATAATCATATTTCCCACTAACTTTACAATTATTATAATTTCTAGAAATAATAAATGATTTTTCTAATCTTTTATCATTAGAAAATAAAGTAAAAGACGGATTAGAAATTAATAAAGGATATATTAGACTTTTAATCTTCGGAAACATAGGTATAATAACAATACAATTCAATCTTTATTTATTTTTTTTAAATATTTTACTCTTTTATTATATTCTTCTTCTTTTTTATTATTATTATTATTTTCTCTCTTTTTTACTATTTCTTGGTCTCGTTTAAATTGGTCAAGTATTCTTTTAACACAATTTTCATAACGAATGTGTTTTGGTCTTTGTAATTGTTCTTTTTTATATTCTTCAATTTCTTGGAAATGTAAATTAACCATTTCATGATGAAATTTGGAATCTATATTTGTTAAATCTAAATCCATTATACCTTTATAGCCAGGAATTATCAGTTCTTTCATTTAAAATACTGATAATTTATTTTTACCCGACTAAATTAATATTCTATTTTTTTTCTACATAATGGACAACATTGATTGCCTATTGTTAAATTTGATAAATATCTATTTTTTTTAATTATATATTCTGAACATATTTTAAACAATTCATTTTCATAATTAATGACTTCCATATTATTCATCCATTCAGGTCTTTCGTAAAGTAAATTATTTCTTAATTCTATTAATACATCATATGTTCTTTCGTCTTCTTCATAAGAATAATTTATTTTTTCTCTTACACCTTTGAACATTTAAAACGCCGACTTTTCTTTAAGAAATTTATTTATAATATAAGTAATATTATTTCTATATTTATCATAAAATTTAGGAGTATGATGCTCACAATTGTCCGATAAAGATAAATCATAATTCATATTTAAATTTGTAATATCTTTATAATTTTCAAATGTATTATTTATATCTATATTAATTATTTCAAACGTGGTGGGGTTCCTATACATTATATATTTTTACAAGCTATGTGTAATACAAAAATACTCTTTAAATATATTTATGAAACAGACTTTTTGGGTATATATGTATATAATTTAATCAAACTTCAATCCTTCAACCCATTTTTGAAAATCCAAATTATTATAATAGTTTTTTAATTGGCATTTTAGTAAATCATATTTACTATCTAAGAAGGTTTTATTTAATAATTTAAATTCATTAATACTATTTAAAAATAAAATTGGTATATCCTTAAAATATTCTTCATTATGAAAATTTTCCTTAACTACAATAGGTATTGCTCCAGCATAAATCGTATCATAAAATCGAAATGTATCTAAAGCATTCCCTCTTGGACAAATTACAAACTTAGAATTGCCCAATCTTTTAAAAAAAGTGTCTCTACTTATTGAATACTTTAAAAAAGTACCCATATTTTCAATTAAAATATCTTTATTATTTTTGACCATTGCAAGAATGCTTTTTCGGTCATTGTGAGTATTTAATGAAAAGTTACAATAACATAAAATATTTCGATTTTTATTTTGAATATTTGCTTTTGAAAAAGATTGAATAGAACGAAAGTCAGAACCCATTGGTAAAAATTTAATAATAGGATGATTATAATTTATATTATTAGCATAAATATGTTTGATATTTTTTGGAATATCAATATCTTTATCAATCATACAATCGCCTTTTCCTAAAATAATAATATAGTTAAATTGTTTTTCTTTGATTCTTTCTAGATATATTTTTATAAAATCTGGTTCATCTATACTACGATTATGATCTCCAATAAATAGAATACAATTTTTATTTGGAATTTCACTATCTTTATTTAATGTAATTATGTTATTATTATCAAAAAAATGTTTATTATTTATTAATAAGAAACGATTCATTATAATATAATATATATACATCAAAATAAATTTGTAGAGTTTAAATTATTCAATTTTTTTATAATAAATATTATATAAAAACGGCGTTTTAAATGTCCAAAGATTTAAAATACTGATAATTTATTTTTCAAATCCACAATTTTTACATACCCACCAAGTTTCTGGGTACGGACCATCATCTCTTTCTCTTTCAAATTCATGTTTCCCATGTTTTTTAACACAATCTCTCTTTATGGCTTCATTTATTTCTATTATATCTTGTTCATAATTATTTATTTCTCTTTGTAATTCCATTATTTTTTCCCTAATTTCCTTTTTTGCGAATTCTTGTTTTTCAGATCCTCTAATCATTTATATAATATATAAAATTACATTTAAATATTATATTATTATTATTTACTCTTCTTTTTGCTCTCCTAAATTAAATGTTACTGTATTCTCAGTTAATTGACTCAACCCTTTATCTGTATTTTCATCAGTCACAATGTTTTCACCTTCAAATAACTCCTTTCTTACATCTTCTAATGTTGTACCTTCTCCCATTGATGCCTCCTGTGTATTCATATTTGTAACCGACACTAATTCTCCTTCTTTAGTAATTGTTTGTGTTAACTTATTTCCACTTTCCTCTGCTTTCTTTTTATTTTCCTCAATTGCCTTCTGTTTTGCTTCTTTTACTCTCTTGTCAAATTCATCTTTTGCCTTTTCCTCATTCTTTTTCTTTTCACTCATCAACTCATTTAAGGTCTCTTCCATATATTCAACTCTTCCTGTTTTATAAGCCTCCGGATGGAAAGGAACCCACATACCAACAGGACCTACATAAACATCATGATTAGGATCAACTTGACGAAGCATCTTACATCTTAATTCTGCTTCTTGTTGAGTTGGGAAAACACCTCTTATTTTTATTCCACGAATTGATGTCTGAAACTTAAACTCTTCATCAAATTTCTTTTGTAAATCCTCTTCATTTTCATCAAGAAAATTCTTATATTCATCTTCCATAGTTGTTGCGACTAAATTATCTTTTTCATCTTTAGAAAATTCTTTGAAATCTTCAGTTATTTTTTCAAAATCCACATGATACTTATATGAAATAAAATTTAAAAATTGTAGAAATTTTTCCATTGATTTAGAAAAATCCCATTTCTTAATAAATTCTTCAAAAAAATACATTTCTTTTTGTTTTAGGATTTGCTCAGGTGAGATAAAAGACATACAAGCAAATTTTTGTCCTGCTATTGCTTTATCTTCATCTAATAAATCAACATATTTAGGGTTTTCTGTTCCATCTGTATTTTTTTGTAGTGTTACACCCTCTGGTGGCTCATTTGGATTGACAGGTTTAGAAAAACTCATTATAAATATCTATAATATTAATATTTAAGTGTTTTTACGAACTTTATTTAAATTATATTTTTTTCTTTTTTATTTATATAACTATGACAGGTGGAATGTTAGATTTAGGTGAACTCGTCAAGAGAGCTATCAAATATCTCGTAGAAGGCCTTATGGTTGCTATTGCTGCCTATGCCATCCCAAAGAAAGCACTTAACTTAGATGAAGTTGCTCTTATTGCTTTAACTGCTGCAGCAACATTTAGTATTTTAGATACTTATGTTCCTTCTCTTGCTGTTGGAGCTCGTTCTGGTGCCGGTTTCGGTATTGGAGCAAATCTTGTAAAATTCCCTGGTGGATTTTAAATTAACAAATAAATAATATTTTCATTTTTTATATGAATATATTATTTTATGTATTTATTATTTATTTAATACTTATTATCATCTCGCCTATTCGATATATTTATGTTTTACCTACATTATGTATTTATCCTAATAGTGAAAAAGAAGTATTAGAAATAGAAAAAGAAATTAAATTAAGAAACCAACATGATATCGATTTTTTTCATTTAACAGATAAAAGTGTTAGTCCTGCTTTTACTTCTATTGTTCCATTATCTATTAAGGAAATAGATGATACGATTACACAATTTCATGTTGTTTTTATTATTTCCCTTTTTAAATATTTAATTAATAGACCTAGACCAAAACAAATAAAAACTAATTTGGATGTGCTCAATTCTATTTCTGCTAATACCCCTGCTTATCCTGCTGGTCATGCATTTCAAGCTTATTATTTGGCAAAACATTTAGGTAAAACTTATCCTGAGTTACAATCCCAACTTGACGCTATTGCTGAAAGATGTAATTCTGTGCGAATTAAAGCAGGTCTCCATTATCCTAGCGATGGCGAATTTTCTAAAAAACTAGTTAATATGTTTTATTAATATTTATACACTACATCAATGTAGTGAATGACAAAAAAAATAATTATATTTAGCAATAATATAATGATTTGGTTATTATTTTTATATTTACCGATGATTTTCTCTCAACCAACTAAAATATTAAAGTTCAATACAACAAATAATATTTTATTGAAAGGAGAGATAAATGAAGAATCAAGTAGTAAATTTATTCATGACTTAAATTTATTACCACGAAAGAATAATACTATAGTATATTTAAATACACCTGGAGGGTCAGTAACTCATGGTATGAAAATTGTTTCTGAAATACAAAAATATAATCTCAGTTGTGTTGCTGAAAGTGCATATAGTATGGGATTTATCATATTACAATCTTGTAAAGAGAGATATATATTACCACATGGTAAATTAATGCAACATCAAATGGCGTTAGGTATAGCTGATCAAAAATCTAGAATAGAAAGTTATTTGTCCTTTATAAATCAGATGGAAGATGAAATAGTTACAATGCAAGCAAATAGAATCAATATAACTGAAAATGACTTTAAAAATAAAATTAATAATGATTGGTGGTTATATGGAAATAATGCAATAGAAGAAAATTGTGCGGACGAAATAGTAAATATTGAATGCACAGAAACATTAACGAAGAAAACAGAAATTATAGAAAAAGGTGGATATAAATATACTTATTCAAAATGCCCATTGATTTCAAATCATATCAAAAGAGAGAAATCCAAAAATAATGAGGATGTTTTCTTTTTCCCTCTATTTTAAAAAAATATTATTTATTTGTATTTAAATATAACTTTGTAATTAATTACAATGACATGTTACAGTTTAGAATATATTTGGATAGATGCCAATAATAATTTGAGAAGTAAAACAAGAATATTTTATTTTTATCCAGAGGATAATGAATTGTATCTAGATGATTTGCCA